CATGGTTCACGATGAACTTGTGTACGTGGTTCCAGAAGACGAGGCAGTGGCAACACTAGCGACAGTACAAGAGGTCATGCGAACACCGCCAGAGTGGTGGCCTGAGTTAGTGACTTGGAGTGAAGGAGATATAGCTGACACATATGGCGACGCAAAATAAATACTTGAAATGTGTTTAAATGTGTGCATTTATGTCCGGCTTATGTTATATACACGTAAACAAGTACAAAGGAGAAAAAAATGCACAAGAATCCATGTTACGAAGAAAAACGTACAATTAAGATTGAACAACAAGCTTTAGCTTCACACATGACACCCTTTACATGGAAGTCATTCGCGTCTTTTGTGCGCGCCGGTTCAACTAATAGACCGGTCACAAATTGGTCTAACCCATCGAAAGCTCCACCCAATGATCCTTTAAAATATGGAACACCTCAAAGGTACTATTTTATAGGAGATCAGGAATGGAATTCGATCTAAACGAAACAACGGACTTTCTGCTGCGTAACCCAAGCAGCGTAAAGAAATGGTTAACACTAGCGGATAAATACATGCAGACTTTCACAGAAGACCCACACAACTTTCTACTACCGAAAGCGCATGAGATTTTGAAGCCGTTAATCGAAACATACGCGTTTAACATAGACGGGTTTGTTCAGTACCTTGTAGGCGTACGCGACAGCTTTGGCAGAGAAGACTTAGCGTGGGAACAGGTGCAAAAAATACAACGTCGTGTCAACGGACGGTACGTTCAGCAGCAACGGCGAGAACGAGCAGCCCGTGCTATAGCCAAAGCGGAAGAGTTGTACGGTGAAACAGATTATCACTCACGTCTAAAGTGGGTCGCTAACTTAGAGCACGAATGGGCAAAGCGACGCCTGTTGTTCTTGGATAAACACCGAGATGATCGCAAGGGAGATCGACTAGACGTCGAAACTAGAGCAGAACTACTGCTAGAGTTCTGGGAAATCGTAGACACAGAAATATTTGAAGGAGGCGTACCGCCGTGGAATTAACTAAACCTTGGTCTTACTCAGCACTTACTGCGTTCGAGACATGCCCGAAGCGATTTCAGCTGACGCGTGTCACAAAACAAGTTGTTGAGAAACAGACCGAGGCTACAATTTGGGGCAACAAGGTGCATAAAGCACTTGAAGACTTCGCCAATGGTAAGAAGCCGTTGCCCCCCGAGATGGAGCAGTACGGACGGTACGTTAAAAAGATACTGTCGTACGAAGGTAAGCGCGTGGTTGAAGAACGTGTCGCGCTCACTAAAGACTTTCGTCAGACTACATGGATGGCGAAGGATGTGTGGGTACGTGGTATCATAGACATCGGAGTTGTTGGCTCTGACACTGCGTACTTGCTCGACTGGAAGACAGGCAAACACCGACCAGATAACGATCAACTTAAACTATTCGCGGCGCTGGCTTTCGCTATGTACCCGTGGATCAATAAAGTGGTGACTGGGTTCATCTGGTTAAAAGTCTCAAAGTTTGACAAAGAGATGTTCACGCGTGAGCAACTGCCCGAAATATGGAACGAGTTTCTACCTCGCCTGTCTCGCGTAGCCGCCGCTTATGAAGATGATAAGTGGCTCCCGAAGCCATCAGGCTTATGCAAGAACTGGTGCCCCGTAGGCCAGTCCTTGTGCGAGTTTTGCGGCAAATAACAATATGTAGGAAAGAGGATTATGAAGGACGCAAGCCAACACACAATCGACCCAATGCAGCTAACGAACGACGAGCTAGTCCGCCACGGGTTTGAGCAGCCAAGTGCCACCGTGTTAGAAAACGAGTTACTTCACAGGCTAGAAGCCTATATTAGTATGTATGGTGACTACTTAGACGTAAAAGCGCGGGAGCGTGATTAACCATGGCTATGACCCCCGAAGGCAAAGTTAAAAAGAAGGTCAAAGAGTACCTTCAATCAATCGGTGCTTGGTACTACATGCCAGTGTCGAACGGTATGGGGCGCGTTGGCTGTCCTGATATTCTCGTCTGCTACAAAGGTATGTTCATGGCTTTCGAGACGAAGGCACCGGGTAAGATAAAGAACGTCACCGCAAACCAAAAACGTGAAATTGACGGGATACAACGTGCTAACGGGTTAGCACATGTAGTCGACGACGTTGAGCAAGTTAAGTCTCTTTTAGATACATACGAAAGGAAACCAGATGACTAAGTCCTCAAAGAAAGAACTGGCTACCAAGGCGAAGTACAACGCTCGCGCCGACGTGAAGAAGAAACGCGCAGCGACGAACAAGTCGCGGCGTCAAGCTGTGGCCGCAGGGCGCGTCAAGAAAGGCGACGGCAAGCATGTAGACCACAAGGTGCCTTTGGATGCTGGCGGCAGTAACACCACAGGCAACACTCGTGTGGTAAGCGCGAAGGCCAACAAAGGCTGGCGCGGTAAAAAACCCGGCATGTACACCAAAGGTAAAACATGAACCCTCGTGAATACAACGTCGGGCACTCCGACTATTCTAAACGACGTATCCAACCATGGGACATATGGTTTGAGTACGGTCTCAACCCTTGGGACGCAGACATCATTAAGCGCGTCCTGCGAGACAAAGGCGAACGCCGCCTCGACTATGAAAAAATCAAACACATCTGCGATGAACGCATCAGACAGATAGATGAGGAAACCAACCATGCTAGTATGGCCCACAAAGAAGGCACTTATACTCAAGAGTAAGTCGCCCGAGAAGATATTGAACGTGGTGCCCAGCGCCAAAAGTTTCAGTGTAAAAGGCCAGCCTTTCGTGGCTGTGCCGCATCGTACAGAAGAGACTACTCTCCTGCGCAACATGGGCTACGATGCTCCTGCTCCGATCCGTTCGTATTATGAATGGCCGGGTCGCTTTAAACCATTTCACGCGCAGCGCGAAGCTGCCGCGTTTCTGTCCATGAACAAACGTGCGTTTAACCTGTCTGAACTAGGTACGGGCAAGTCGCTGGCGTCGCTGTGGGCGTACGACTACCTACGCAGTATCGGACAGATGAACAAAGCATTGGTGATCTCGCCGCTGTCTACCTTGGAACGGACGTGGGCTGACGAAATCTTTCAGCACTTTCCCCACCTCACATATACAGTTCTGCATGGAGCCAAGGACAAACGCATCAAGTTGCTTAAAGAAGACTTCGATGTTTACATCATCAACCACGACGGCGTAGGCATCATCGAGCCACACCTCAAAGACCGTACAGACATTGACCTCGTTATCGTTGACGAGATTGCACAGTGCGCTCGTAACGCAAGCACCACACGTTGGCGCAAGATCAACACCGTCGTCAATAAGCACAAAGCACCCCGTGCGTGTTGGGGCATGTCAGGAACACCGACACCAAACGCTCCTACAGACGCGTGGGCGCAGTGCCGCCTAGTCGTACCTGATGCAGTTCCACCATACTTTAACAGGTTCAAAGGGCAGGTAATGAAACAGCTATCTCAGTTTCAGTGGATCGCTAAGAAAGGTGCCACCGAGACAGTGCGCGAAGTTATGCAACCTTCCGTGCGCTTCACTCGCGACGAGTGCTTAGACCTACCACCCCTGATGTACGAGACACGCCAAGTACCGCTGACCAAAGACCAAGGCAAAGCATACAAAGAGATGCTTACAAAACTACGCCTTCAAGCAGAAGAGGGGGACATTACCGCTGTCAACGAGGCAGTGAAGATGGGCAAGCTGGTGCAGATTGCTTGCGGCGTAGTCTACGCGCCCGATGGCACCGAGGTTACTATCCCAGCGACGCCACGCGTCGAGGAGACTAGGTCTATCTGCCACTCCGCGCAGGGAAAAGTCATCGTGTTTGTGCCATACGTGTCCTCAGTGAACATGGTAGCTGAGGAGCTAAGTAAAGACTTCACCGTCGAGATTATTCACGGAGGAGTGAAGAAAGACGAGCGGGACCGTATCTTTGCCGCGTTCCAGAAAGCAAAAGACCCCAAGGTTCTGGTGGCACAACCAGCCGCCATGAGCCACGGGCTAACACTCACCGCAGCCAGCACCATCGTTTGGTATAGCTGCATAACAAGCAACGAGACGTTCGAACAAGCTAACGGACGCATCAACCGCCCCGGTCAGAAGATGAACAATTTTATTATCTGCCTTGAAGGCACTCCCGTGGAGAAGCGCATCTATGCACGGCTCCGCAGCAAACAGAAGATGCAAGGCGCACTTCTGGACGAAGTTAAAGCGCATCGCGAACTCTTGATCGCTTGACCAATGCACCTATATGAACTAATGTGTTGACAGGTGTACACATATAAAGGTATCTACAATGAACTTACTTAAACCCGAAGAAGTGTCGGAAAAGCTAGGGATCACTAAAGCAGCACTCCCTGCGCTCCGACGAAGAGAAAACAGTTTCCCCCAACCAATAAGGGTCTCGCAGAAGGTCTTGCGTTGGGACGAAGCTGACATCGACCAATGGTTAACTGCCAAAAAGGAGAATGAAAATGGCGAAAATATGCGAGTTGGCTGATGGTCAACTAATAAAAGTATTTGTGGGGCTGCGTGATCGCAGGGCGCAACGCAAAGCGGCGTACTCACAAGATGATAGTGGCGACAAGCTCAAGCAGGACAAGATCGAAGTAGAATTTCTTCGACGTATGAACGAACGGGACATCGACAGCGTGTCCGCTCGCGACGTTGGTACTGCTTACATGTCAACACGTTCGACGGCGACGGTAGCTGACCCAGAAGCATTCTGGAGCTACGTCAAAGAAAACGACGCGTGGGAACTGGTTGAGAACCGCGTGAACAAGACTGCGCACCAGCAGCACCAAGAAATCAACGGGAACAACGTTCCCGGCGTAAACACATCCGCGACGCAAGTCGTAAACTTTAGACGTAAATAGGAGCAAACCATGAACGAATTGGTAAATTTAAATTCAAAACTACCAGCCCACTTGCAGAGTGCGGCTCAAGTACAAAACGTATTCGCTAACGCCTCTGGCGAAGGTGGGTTTCCCGTAATCTCCCTCAAGGGTAAAGTGTTCCACGTGACACGTGGCGGTGACAAAGAACTTATTACCAACGAGCGTGGTGATCCGGTTCCGTCCCTCGAGTGTGTTATCGTCGCGGTTAACCCAAACCGCTCCAAGGTGTATTACGCCAGCGCTTACACAGAGGGCGACAGTAGCGCTCCTGATTGCTACAGCAACGACGGCCTACGTCCTGCGTCGGATGCAGAAAACCCACAGTGCAAATCCTGCGCGGCCTGTCCTCAAAATGTTTGGGGTTCCGCTACGCAAAACGGTCAGAAGCGTAAAGCCTGTGGAGATAGTATGCGCCTCGCCGTCTCCGCAGTCGATCAACTCAACGATCCTATGTTGTTGCGCATCCCCGCTGGGTCTCTCAAGTTCTTGAACGAATACGGTAAAGTCTTGGCTAAACGCGGTGTCTCTCCGCAACACGTCGTCACTCGTATTGGTTTCGATACTGATGCAAACTTCGCGCTCAAGTTTAAGGCTGAGCGGTTCGTGTCAGCTGAAGAGATGGCCGAGATAGACGCAGTTCTAAGTGGCGAGAAAGATACCATCGAGGAGATCACAGGCGTGTCAGGTGGTACAACATCAAACGCTGAACGTCAGTCCGAAGCGCCAGCGCCGGTCAAGAAGTCTCCAAAGCTGGAAGAAGCCGTGGAAGAAGTTGTAGCGCCGCCGAAGGCAGAGGTTCAAGTTGACGAGCCAGCGCCAGCACCGAAGGTCGAGACCAAGTCAGTTGATGATTACAACGACATCGACGCGGCCCTAGATGACTTAGACTTCGACGACTAAGAGTACCTATCCATGCGGTCGGGGTTCGCCCCGACTGCGTTCCGTTAACATGTAAACAGATAGGTACGAGATGAACACATTAGATTTTCTGAGGTGGGTTTTGCCGACGTCAGGTAATGTCGTCCTAGGCTTACCCAAGACAGCGTCCCACGGTGGCACGTGGTGGGACCATAAATATTTCGATGGCATCGAAGCCGCCGCAGAAGCTGCTGAAAAACTCGACGCAGCTGGCACGACAGTGTATTTTGCTGTTCACCGTTTTGGCCCTGAGTACCAAGAGCTTGATAGTGAGGGTAACGGCAAGCTGGATAGGTTTGGCAACCCTAAGATGGTCATGCGCAAGCAAGGTAACGTCGTTGCGGCGCGGGCGCTCTACGACGACTACGACGTGAAGCCGGGAAAAGATAAACACTACCAAAGTAAGAAAGAAGCGTTAGACGACATCGTGAAACTCTCGCGTGCGCTAAAGCTAACACCGACCATCGTAGACAGCGGCGGTGGATACCACGGTTACTATCACTTCGACGAAGACATCGACGAAGGTACGTGGGACGAATTGGCAGCGATGAAACGAGACGTCACGACACATCTATCCATGATGGTCGACAGCGCCGTGGACTGTGACAGCGCCAGAGTTCTTCGCCCCGTCGGGCTACACAACCGCAAGTACGACACGCCGATTGAGGTCAAACTCATCAAACAGGGCAAGCAATACTCTGTAGATAAAGTGCGGTCGGTACTACAAACGTATATACAAGAGAACAATGTCGCCCCTGCGCCTACAAACAAAAGCGCGGCCATGGCTAACCCGTTCGCAGCAGCTGGCGAATACCCGCCGAGCGACGCCGACAAGGTTGCAGAAAACTGCGCAGCCGTGCGCGAGTTCCGTGACACAATGGGT